GCTGTGTCAAATTCAGCCGAAAGCCATTTGAGGTTTTGCTGATGCTTTCGGTCGTGATGTGAGCATGATTCCCCACACTGAACATCGGGCGAGCTCTATTGGGCCGGGCGACTTCTGCGAGCTGAGCACGATCGCTCCGCCAGTCTTGACTGCTACTGCTCGAGCGAAGTGTTCGGAGAGTGCGAGATCGCCAGTGTGGCGAACACGATCTTCAACGATCATCGCACGCGCTGCGCCAGTACATTTGATGAGTTCGGCATAGCCGACGATCGTCATCCTTCGGCGCAGATCTGGGGGACAGTGAATCTCCAGCGATGGAGTGCAGGCAAGTTTGACTTGTGGGTCGGACATTCGAGTCACGACTTCGGCCCACATCTGCTGGGCGGACTCCACGACAAACTCGGTCGTCACGATCACACGTGTCCCGTCGTACGCGCAACCGATCCCGACATAACGTGACTCGTCTACCGATGAGTCAATGACAAGCCACTGAATCGGAGGCATCGGATCTACACTCTTGCGATCGTTCCACAAGTTAATCGGCAGGTAGGAGTTAGTTGAATCCACCCACAGATTCAAATGGCCTCGGATGAACGCTTGACGATTCGGTGAGTCAAACGCAAGCTCAAGCGCCTTCATTGTGATCGTCGTCCCGAGCGCAGGATTCGCCCAGCCCCAATACTGCCGATCTTCCAAACTGACTCCGGGAGGAAGTGACCATTCGGCGAAGTACAGCGAACCAGTTCGGCCAGAGTCAATCGCTGCCATCCCCTGCTCTCGAAGCTGTAGAAGCACTGTGCTCCCTTGGTCGCCGGCGGTGGAGAACATCATCATCATCGGATTCTTCTTAATGGCGACCTGTGATGGCCTGAGCGCAGTAAACACGACTTCGGGACTTATGTCCCAGAGCTCGTCGACAAGAATGACGGAGGCTGTCATTCCGTGAGCGTGAGCAGAAGCTGCGACAACTGCGATAGATGATCCGTCTGGGAAGTTGATCCGCTCGTCTCCGTTCTGCCAGCGAACCTTGCACAAGAACTTGTCCTCAAGGTCTCGACAAACATCACGGAAGAGGGCCATGCTCCGGCGCTTTTGGTTGGCAACGATGACGATCGTCTGAGGCTCTTTTTGGATCGCTGCATACTCGGTCGCCATGTAGCCGGCGACAGCCCGCATCAGCAAGCTCTTGCCGTTCTGACGTGCCGTAGAGATGCACGCTTCACGAAAGATGAAGTCACCGTCCTCGTCCAGACTCAGAGCATCATTCACGATCCGCTTCTGCCACTCCATCAGATCAATGTTGAGCACGCGCTTCGCCCACAAGGTTAGGGCAGGGCCGAAACTCTCGCCGGCATTGACGAGCGTGACCAGTCTCGGCTCGATCCTGCCCGATGTTGGAATATCCGACTCCGATCCGCTCAGTCCCTGCTGGTTCAGGCTGGTTGAGGGGATTTCCGAGTGGGGGCTCGGGGTAGAAGTTTTGACAGAAAAAGAAGTTTTGGATGCGTTATTGCGGTTTTGGATTCGTTGCGCTGTTTTGGCATTGACGAAACGCGCTCCACGAGATGCATTGCAACTGCTGCAGCAGCTCACTAAATTGCCTCGGTCATATGGGTCGCCTCCTCGATCAAGCTCAATGACATGATCCACCTGAGTGGCCTTGGTGCGCTTGCCCTTGAGCCTGCACCAGTGGCAGTCACCATCCTCCTCGAGTACAAGCCGGCGAACTTCCTTCCAGCGTTTGGTTCCATAGATTGGGTTACCTGCCATGAAGCTCCATGCCGATGAGGCATCCGCACTTCTCGAGGTCTAAGCCTTTGATGACGCGCCAGCCTGTGTCTCTGCATTGTCCACAGGCTGAGTGATCTGCTACTTGAGAGAGCATAGGGACTATCTCATAGTCTTTGTTCTTCAGTTCTTGATATACATCGGGGTTATCCCCACAGGGATTATCCCCATGAGGTGCGACCTGCGGTGATGTGTTTCTCACACCTTTATCCACACGCTGTGGAGTGTCGAAGACGAGGGTGTCATACTGCCACTTCCCACCCTCGTCTTGGTATCTTCGGCGCTTGATGTAGCCGGCGGACTCGAGCTCTGTCATGGCTGTCCTGATGGCATCTATGCCCTCGCGTTTAACGCTGGCGAGGTGTCGTGTGGAGGTTCGCCAGTTGTCGGGCTTGGACAGGACAAAGATGAGGACTGCTGTGGCCTTAAAGGTCAGACGCGAGTCCTCAATGATCTCGTTACGAATCTGAGTCCAGTTTGACTCTGGTCTGGGCGCTCGATAGATGCTCATACGATGTCTTCCAATGTGACGCGCTTACCTTGGCGGTAGGTCTGATAGCCGGCGACAGTACCGTCCACGATGACTTTGACATAGCGGTCAAGGTGCTGATCTTGGTTCAGGAGCGTCATCACGATGGATGGGTTGGTGTGCAGCTCTGACGCTTGGCTCTCGGTCAGTTTGCGAGGGTTGCCGACTCGATGCATACAGATCACTTGATATTGAATCATTTTCCGAGCCTTAACCAGTGACCGTCAATTAGTGTCTCGGCGAACATGACACTTCTTGAGCGCGCTTGGATGAAGATCCCGTCGATGCTTAGATACTCGCACTCAAGGCCTCCAGTACGGAGAGCGAAGATGTGGATGTAGTGCCGATTCGGATTATCCGAGTCCCCTGATTGGAACAGGACTCTTAAGGGTCGGATGGGTTGCATCCAGTCTGTGAATACATTGTCGGGGTTCATTGGGCTTCTTCTCTCTCTTGTAGGGACTTAAAATGTTTAAGTGTGGCGCTTGGTGGCGCGAGCTGTGAGATCGGCAGCAGGTTCGTGTCAAGCGTCCAATATCGTCCGTTCGCGACCTCATTACCGTCGGCATAGTGGCGCATCATTGGAGCGCCTTGTAGATGCTTCTCAGAGAGCCTCCAAAACTTGTCCCAAGAGCATCCGCCAAGAAGATAGACAGCCTCAGGTTTGCCGGCGACATACTGCAAATGGGTGAAGAAGTAAAAGTCTGATCTCTCAGTGTTCTCAGTACGCGATGCGACACTGACTCGATAATGCATCTCTGGAGCAGTTGACACCTTCTGAGTTTTGACTTCTATCGTCTGGCCCGAGTAGAGCCTCACATCGGATGAGCGTCCCTCATTCTTAAACGCTAGAAGATCGTTGTTCCAGCAGTAGTCAATCAGTGCAGCTTCACCGAGAGCGCCCATCATCAACTGCCCGTCCGAATAGTGATCTGCTCGCTCACCAAAAGACTCATGATCGTCAATGAGAAGCTCAGCATCAGAGATCAACATCTCCGTTATCTGGACTCGAATCATCAGAACGCTTCCCCTTCTTGCATCTTCTTAGACTTCAGATCAGTAACCAGTGACTCAAACGCCAGACGACCAGACGGAACCTCGCCGGCATAACCGAGAGCCCTAAGTAGTCGTCGCTGTCCTTCGGATGCTTCCCAAGGCTTCACAGGCTTCGCAGTCTGCTCATCCTTCTGACGGTTGATCACTTCCTCCAATGAGGCCATCTTCGGGAACGACATCATCAAACCTGCCAAGCGTCCAAGACATGAAGTAGACGCGTTCATCTGCTCACTGTCACGAGTGAACGAGGTCTTGCCGGGATACGGCTCAAAACAGGTCGCTTGACATGGGAGCGGATCGTCAGGTGTACGCCATGCTTGCATCGTGACACTGATGAAGGTCTTGTCGCCGATCGTGACGATCTCTGGGCGATGCTCCTTGATGCGAAGCTCGGGCCACTTCTCCAGTAGAGCTGCAAAGCGTGTCGGGACATCAACATAGTTACTCAGATCCATAGCGTTCAGCCTCCTCAAATCGGTTGATCGTGGATGTCATTGATCCGAACGGATCGTTTGCAGGCTTGTAGAAACTGATGAGCTCATCGTAGAGATCGCTTGCGATTCCTTGCCAGAAGCGGATGCGTGTGTCTCTAATCTTCAGACGGAGCTCAAGGTCGGCGATGTGCTTCTC